TTTCTTAGGGTCCCATGGTGCTGCTTCGTTGATGCTCTGAACAAAAGAGTTAAAATCAGATAAATTTTTCATTTAGTTTTAATTTTAGATTTATAGGAATTGATCCTGCCAGTAGTCTGCCTTCCAGCTAGTTTCGAGTGTGTAGAGTGTTTCTCCTGCGTTATAGTCTAGATCCATCGGATTGATGTTTGCAGTCAAGAAGCAGTTGTTTAAACTAATTCTTCTGAACACGTCACCTTGTTTATTGAAGATAGAAACTACTATCGAACCGACGTAGTCCTTCTTTATGCCCATTGCACCTGTTAAAGGGTTGTAGATCAAATCCGCCCACTGTCTCATGATTTTATAGACGATCATCGAGTTCTGCTCGTTCAAATTCACCTCAAATTGGATATTGAATGCAACAGAGGTATCAGAAGGAGCACCTCCTGCATATCTTCTCTCCGCAAACTTGTAGTACTGACTAGAGATTCCGCCAGGTTGGATATCAACTGCAAGCCCAGAAATTTTCTTCACCTGCTGAGTTAAAATTCCCTCCCCTTTAAATCTAGTGTTAGCTAATGTAACACTCGGTGGTGGGGTAATTAAAACCTCAAACTGGTTAAGGTAAACTGGTTCGTATAGTTTTACGCCTGCTGCTGAGTTTGTAAAATGTGGTAGTCCTGCCATTTCTCTTTGTTATTTTATAGGAATTGATCGTCCCAGTAGTCCACTGCCCAAGTCATGTTAACATTGTAGATATCAGTAGCCTGATAGTCTAGTTCCATCACTGAAAGAGGTGTGGTTGGAAAGCAGTCTTTGCAGGTAATTCTTCTGAATACATCCCCCTGTTTATTAAAAACCGAGATAACCATAGTTCCCACGTAGTCTCTCTTTACTCCCATCGCTCCTGTTAAAGGATTGTAAATTAGATCTGTCCACTGTCTTAGTGTTTTAAACACATACATGGAGTTAGCATCGTTTAGGTTGACGGTAAAACTAAGAGACAAATCAAATACTGTCTGATCTGGTTTTGCTCCAGCATAGTTTCTAACCGCAAACTTATATCTCTGCTGAATTGGAGCAGGTGTTTTATCGACTTCTAAACCGCTAAGATTTGTTACCTGCTGAACGAGGATCTGCCCACCCAATACTGGTGCAGGAGGGGTAACTAGAACCTCGAACTGGTTGAGGTAAACAGGTTCGTAATTGTTTATCCCAAACAGTGAATTTTGATAATGTGGTAATCCAGCCATTTAGTTCTTTTTCTTATTTTCTATATTTATCTGCTTCTTTGCTGTTGCTAAAAATTCTCGGTTATGCAAACTGGATGAATCCTCCTGCTGCAATACCTCCGGTTCTGGTAACAGTAATTCTGTTGATAAACTTCTGGATTCCTCTTGCAGGCTCGAGAATAACATCGATGATACCGATATTTTGATCGATCACTGAAGGAGGGTTGTTTGAAGCGTCCATGATTACCTGGTAAGCATAGATTCCACCACCAGATCTAACGCCGTCAAGATAGTTGTCCACCAGAGTCTTAATTTCAAGTCTGATAGAATCCTCGTTGAAGTCAAATAGGTAGTTAGAAAGGATCTGTTCAACGTCATTCTCTACGCTGATCAGTAGATCTCTCACGTGAACTAGACTGAATGCAGAATTAACTGTCTGATAAGCAGTCTGGTTACCGAAGATAACAACTCCAAGTCCTCTCTTTTTGATGATTGGGTTGATACCGAAAGGCTCTAACCATCCTCTGTCTTCTAGAGTGAAGTCATACTCAACTCCAACTAGGTTGGTTCCTGCGATTGTTCCTCTCTTCTGACCTGCCACGATAGCGTAAGGTTCTCCGTTTGCAAACTTAGCAACGAAGTTATTAGATACGAATGCTGCTGGTGGAACGTTTACGTTTCTATTGTTCTCCCTTAGAGTGATATAAGGAGCATAGTATGCTGCGTAAGAAGCACCTAGAGCCTGAGGTGGAAGCGAGAAAGTATAAGTAGGATTCAGAGAAAGATTACCTCCGTCTGCAATATACTGAGTTTGTAGAGATGGATATGGATCAGCTGCAGTAGGAGCTGCAGTAAATCTAGGATCTACAGAAGCCTGGAATTGTGCCATCGATGGGGCATTAATCAGGGCAAGTGCTTGTCCTCTCATCATAGCCAATTTGCTCAACTGGTACTTAGAGTTAGGAAGAATTACTCCGCTGAATGTATCAACGATGTATCTGAAAGAGATAACGTCCTTTGTTGCAAGAGTTGCTGCAATATTGGTGTTGTACATAACATCCAAGATCTCAGTTACTCTAGCGTCTGTTCCGTTTGGCCTATGGTAATCAGATAGTTGGAAACCCGTTAAGTAGGTGAAGTCGAAAGACGTTGTGAACTGAGGAATAGACTGGAACTTCTGAACTTGCAGTCCAGTGTCTCCTCCTGAATAGAAGTAGATCGGTCTAGCAGTCGTTACAGTTACTATATTGTTTAGAGAAGTAGTAGCTACAGAAGTAACTTTAGTCAATCTCTGCTGTCTGTTCGTGTTCTCTATCTGACAAAGATCTTGATCAGTTGAAACTAGAAGATCTCCAACAGAAATTGTGAATAACGAGCTGTCCATCTTAAATGATGTTACACTGGTCTTTCCTGCGATTCCTCCGTTAACGTCGATGTATTCGTTAATACTTCCGGTCGAAGAAATGATGTCCAATTTATTTGTTGCAGGATATCCAGCAATCTGTCCAGTATTTATAGAAGGATAAGAAGCACCAAAAGTAGTAATAGGCTCTAGGGTGTTTCCTGATCTAGAAATATTAGTGTACCCAAACGCATAGTAGATTGAATATTGATCCCTATCGACGTCTTGATTATACGAAAGATATTGAACATTCGTTCCTGCTGCGTTCTGATAAATTGTATCTCCGTCCTGTAGTTCTGCATAAAGAACGTTCTGGTAGAAAGGAGTTGTAATCTGTCCGACTAGGGAGTTAGCATATCCAGTTGGGGCAGAAGAAGAGGTTGCTCCAGTTCCACCTGGTCCTAGCGTGTATTGAATTCCCAAGGAATCAGAAGCACCAAACTGATAAGTTGCAGTTGCTCCGATGTCACCAGTAATACCATAAGGAGAATAAACCGTAGTTCCATAGTCCGAAGCGTAAGGTGTTACTATAACTCCAAGATTTCTATATTGGGTGGTGTCTAGAGGGTGGGTAAATGCAATCTGTAGATTTCCATTAACCTCGTTAACGTTGGCAACTTTAAGTTTTACCAGATCCCCTTGTGAGAATTGATTTATAACAGATCCGGTTAATCCTGCAGGAAGGGCAGTGATTTGCCCAACCACATAAGGATTGTAAGTAGATGTAGGGGTCAAGAAATCTTTTAGGTCTAACAGATCTGCTGCAGTCATTCCAGAGAAAGGTCCAGAAGCTCCAGTAACTCCGATCAAGAAGTGAAGACCCGCAACATACTGGGTTGGGTCATAAGGTCTGAATCCATATTGAGAAATACCAGCAGTTCCTCCGAATGTAGAAGAAGGCTTATATCCAGGAAGACAGTATAGGCTACCAACCGGCCCGGTTTCTCCCCCTCCAGCAGTTAGGATAGAATAGTTTTGTGTATAAAGATAATCTTGAAGAAGATTCTGATCATAAGATAGGAAATTAAGCTTGGCATCTTGAATATCTCTATCTCCCGAAAGCTCGTCAATCAAGTGGTTTCCAACTAGATCCACCTTATATGGATTAGTACAAAGATTTTCTAAAGCTTCCTCGTCAACCGCACAGAATAGTCCGTTAGATGGGGTATTGTTGTTGATTAGTGTCTGGATATACTCATTGTTTCCGTTTAAGTTAACGAAATCAATAATCAAACATCCAGTTGTAACTGAAATTATCTCTACGTCCTGCTGATTTAGGAAGTTGTTCATCTGACTCTTGATAAACCCGTTAGGTGTGAAGAAACTGCTCCACTGCGGATCTTGGGAAAGAGCAACATAATCTGTCCAGTCTCCTGCAACTGCAATTACATCGATAAACCAGTCAGAAATATAATCGTAAGGGTTAACATACGATGGAACATTTCCTGCTCCGTACCAATCAATTGCAAAAATATCATATCCCTGTAGAGGTGGATTTGCATCCGTAGATTTTCTAACTATGACAGACATAGCAGTAGAACCAAGGTTTACCAGGTTGAAAATTCTACCCTGATCTACAATAGATCTAGTTGCCAAGAAGTAATTAGTGTCTGCATACCAGAATCTCTCTTTATTATAGTAAGATGCTACTAGCTTGTCCCTCAAAATTCCATTTGGCTGCTCGGTGTCCACAGAATACCCAAAATAAGGGGTAACGTCTGCAGTCGGGCTGCTCTCGTCGCTGTTGAGTCTAAGTAGATTCAAAGCAAAGACTGGCCCTGCATTCAGACAGGTGAAGATAGATCTCTGGAAGAAAGAACCCTTTGCTTCGAGTGTTTTATCAATGTCCCCAAAGATAGCCAGAGCCGTTGTTACGTCCGGAATGTATACGGGAGCATTGAAAGGACCTTTATTAGAGAATCCCACCACCAGACGAATCGTCTGTGTTGTTAGGATGACGTTCGCTGACGCATCGAACTCCAAGGTATAAACTCCAGAAGCTTTAAATTGGGATAAATCAAGTTTGACTTTTTGTGCCATTATTTAGTGATATTTTTTGCTTTGTATATATCTAACCGCATTCCCATAAAAAGTGGGCTTACTAGTTCGATTTATATATCTGATGAGGAAAAGATTTTTAGAGGAGAGAATTGAAGGAGTCGTAGAATCCCCCGTCTTTAGTCTTCATCTTGCTGTCTCCCTGGTTTCCGTTCTCCCCATCGACCTTGATTTCGATCATTCTTCTGTACGTGGAGTCAATTTCGTCGTAGAGATCCTCTATCAAGTCGTTAAAATCACTGGATTCAAAGAGGGCGGAAAGATTGACTAGGGTCATTGCAACGTCGTCGTGTCCGGACTGAGAGGAGTATGTTCCTCTGCCGTTCATTCCGAACGAGAATAATTCTGCAATAGTCCACTTCTTCTCGTTGATGATGACCCGATTAGTCCTGATGATCTGTCTCAACGACTCGCAGTACTTCAATTTGTTGTTTCCGCTGTATTTAATTCCCGGTTTTTTAATCCTTGCCGTTTCGCTGTGCTTGGTATATACAAAAATCTCCTCTGTGATGGCTTCGTTGTTCAGCAGCTTGTCCATTAGAAGTTCTCCTTTGTAATTTAGTTCCAGAAGGATTTTAACTCTGTCCGGCTCAAAGATGTCAACCACTGTGCTTTCTACTAGTTTCTTAAAATCTTCAATCTGAACCTCGTTGTCCCTATAAACTCCAACCTGAAGGAGACCGAAAAAATCAGACTCGTCTTCGAAATCATCTAGATCTTCTATCACCTTCTTGGGAAGGGGAACAACCTTAAAAACGTTCATAACGGTAAAGTCACCACCACCTCCTCCGGCTAGATCTATGGAGAGAACAAATTTTCTTCCCGACTGTTCCATTGAATTTGGATCAAATTTTGGATGCCACTTGAAGTTTGCATATCTAATTCCTAAATCTTCAAATGCATCGACTTCTTTCCACTCATATTCAGTCTCGTTGGCTTTAATTCTCTGGAGCTCTTTAGATCCAAGAAGAAGAGTTGATGAGCTTAAAAACTGATTTCCGTACTCTTGGTTAAATAGCTCTTCGCTTCCTAAGTTGGCAATCTCGTTCTTCTTCCACTGATCGTCCCTTCCAGGTACTTGCCACCAATCCACTCGAACTGGATTGAACGTGTTTTCTCCAGTTAGTGCTCCCTGGTAGATCTCCCAGAATTTATTCTGGCCGTTCGGGGTAGAAGTAATGATAATTCTAGAGACTTTGGATGATGAAACCGTCGGGTAGGTTGATCTGAAGAACGACTCGATAAAGTTTGGATGAATGTGGGCAAACTCGTCCATGTATAGGAAGTGAATGGTAAAACCAATCGCTGATGTTTTAGTTGTCGTCTTGGCAATCGCCCTGCATCCGTTGTCGAACTTCATCGACATGACGTTATTTACCACAATCCCGGGCTTCAAAAAGAAGGGAAGACCTTTGACGATAGATTTAATCTTGTCCATCAATTCCTCCGCAGTCGATCCGACGTTAGCCAGGATCATCGCATTCTTATCGTGGTTGAAAAGCAAATACCAAACAAGGATGATTGCAGACGTGATCGATTTTCCAACCTGTCTTGGAGCTAGAAACACGTTAAATCTGTGATTCTGATATTCCTTCAGAACAGAAGTCTGATAGTCTCTTAAAGAGATGTAGTTTAGACCTTCGTCGGTCATTACCTGACAGTACTTTGAGAAGTAGGTTACGTCTTTAGCACACTTCTGGATCTCGAGAATTTCTTCCTTCGTGTATTCCCACAGGATATTTGCCCGCTTGAGATCTGGGTTTCCGTCATGAAAGGGGTTGTCGACTGATTTGTAGTCCAGTCCAAGCTCCTCAATCTTCCAGAGCAGCTCGTCAACTTTCTCCGTCGACCAATAATTACTTTCTAATTCTTCTTCTATACTCATTCAGAGTTTAATTAAAGAGATCATCTTCGACCTCAAATCCATCTTCATCTCCAGAATCGAGTTCCTCTCTAGTGATAGAAAGCTCGGCTTTTCTCTTGGCATTGACGATCGCATTTTCGTTGGTCTCTTCCAGGTGGACGTCTTCGATCTCAGTTCCTAAAATGTCTCTTAGACCTTCCATAAGACCCTTAGTTCCTCTAACTTTAATACCTGTTTCTATCTGACTGGGGCTACCAAAAACTGGTGCTCCATCTTCTCCATTATATTCCATCCTCACTCCACCAGCATATGCTTTCTGCTCACCCTCAGTTCTCAGTCTGATGTAGCTGTCCTCCATCTTGTTCATGTACTGTTGGTAGTCCTTCGGCATCTGCATGATCTGAGACTGCAGCTGAGCTAGAACTTCAAACATTCTAGGATTTGCATTTCCGAGATCAATCTCTTCTAGCAGTTTGGTGATCGCATGTTGGGCGGTCTTGAGCTGAAGCATCATCGAAGAGATGTTCATCGCATCGATCTTCTGCTTGTAGTTTACATAGTCCGACTTCTCGATCAGATTTTCTTTGAGGTAAAAGTCCACGATGGAAGACATCAACAGTCTAGCATCGTTTCCGACGTCGGATTTTGCT